ACATCTACATTGAGCCTGTCATCTATGAGAGCTACTTGACTACTACTGACCTAATTGCTAGAATGGATCAGTTAGGGATAGAAAAGAGCATCAACATTCTAGCTGACTACTCTCGACCTGAGACAATAGCTGAAATAGACAGAGCTGGATATTACATTGAGAATGCTAACAAGGTAGTCAAGCAAGGGATAGACAACATCAAGACGTTTGGTATTTTTTGTGAAGACCATCCAGCAATCAAGAAGGAGTACGAGAACTATAAGTGGAAAAAAATAGGTGACCAAATCACAGATGAGCCTGTCAAGTTGTGGGATGATGCTATGGATGCAATCAGATACGCTGCAACCTACATCAAGAAAGAATACTTCACAGATGACAGCTACCTATCCTTCTAATTGAAATCTAATAAAAATACAATATAGGTATGGCAACTACTATAATCGCACAGCCTCAGGACTTCACTCCAGCATACAACGAGTGCAAGTTTATCATTGACTCAACTAACAAGAACAAGTCAGGTTTCAGATACATCTTTGAAGTTTATGACTCAGTGACCAATGCCAGAATAGGGTACTACAAGGCACTTCCTACATTTGGCACTGGCTATGGTGAGCAAGATTTATCTAAGCTACTAAGCAACTCAGTGAGCTTTGACTTCAATCCATCAATCACTACATTCTATGACGCATCTAATAGTTACTTTGGCTATGATGTTCTATTTGGTGAGGAGTATGTTTTTGACCTCAGCTACACCGCATCACTTACTAACAACGCTGGCAATGTACGCATCACAGCTACACATCCTTTTCAAGTAGGTGACCAGATTAACATCTCTCAAGGTCTAGGAGGATCAATTGTTAATCCAGGTGTTGAGGGCTTGCATACTGTCATTGCTATTACTGGCACAACTAACTTTACAATCAATGCTCTATGGTCAGGAGTGGGAGTTGCTACTATCAATGGAGTAGTACAGTATGCTGATAAGAGAAAGACTATAGACTTAGACATAGAGTCAACACTTGATAAATTTGTGTTCAATGGTGTTTATTCATGGCTTGAGTTCCCGTATTGGGATGAGACAGAGTATGAGCTTGATGGCACTACAAAGGAATGGCTAACAGACCAGCCTCAGTTATTCAGTTGCACACCTGGTCAAGATTTATGGTTAAACATGCGTGGCTTTGGTGTTGCACCAGCTGGTAAGGTTTACTTTCAAAATGACAATGGTGATTTATTCTCTAAGGTAGTAGCTGGTAGTCAGACAGTCAAAGGTGTGGCAGTTGGTCCTAACAACTATGGATCACTAACACTAGTAAGTGGCACAGCTCCATTGTTAAAAAATGATACTACTAGCTATGAAGTTTGGTATGTTGATGGTTCTCCACAGACTCAAAAGTCAATCAAGTACAAGGTAAATATAGATAGACGAATGCTTATCTCTGAGAGTCACATTGTGTTCTTAGATAGATTAGGATCGTGGAGTAGCTTTGCATTCCAGCTTAAGAGTTATGAAAGAGGCAACATTAATAGACAGACTTACAATCAAGATGTACCTGGTGCAGTTGTTGACAGCCAGTGGGGATATAAAAGTTATGAACAAGGGACAGTTAACATCAACACTGAGGTCACTAAAATAGTTGACTTATCAACAAACTTTATGACAGAGGAGGAAGGTGTATACTTTCAGCAGTTGTTGACTTCACCACAAACGTACGTCAAAAACGTACTGTATCACATCACAGAGGATGGAGCTGTACTATTTGATGAGGATGGCTGTGTTATTCACGTTCCTGAAAGCACTGAGTATGTCAGCTGTAATGTATTGACTAATAACTTTGAAGTCTATCAGCAACGAAATAAGAATTTAATCAAGCAATCTATTCAAGTAAGGATAGGTAATAACGACACAATCAATGGTTAAGATAGTTCTATCAACTGGGGTGCTTGATGTATCTGAAAATCTTGCACTACCTATCACTTTCAGTGTTGGTGACATTAGAGATTTATCATCACGCAAGGGTACATTCTCAAAGACTGTAACCTTAGCTGGTACAAAGAACAACAACGAGCTACTAGGTCACTATTACGATGTTAATATCCAAGCTGGCACATTCAACCTGAACACACTAACAAAGTGTCAAGTGATACAGAATGGTGTACCTATCTTAGATGAGGCTCTATTGCAATTGGTAAGTGTTAGCAAGGTACAGACTAACAATAGATTTGAGGATGAGGTAAGCTATGAGGTATTAATTAAGGACAGTAGAGCTGAGTTCTTTACAGCTATCACAAATGCTAACTTGACTGACTTAGACTTCTCAGACTTAGATCACACATTCAGCTCCACAGATATAGTAGCTTCATTCAATAATACTGTAGCTGATGGCTATAAGTATGTGATGCCATATATTCAGAGCAATGATTTCAATGCTAATGACTTCAAGCCAGCCATCTATGCTAAGACTTACTTTGACCGTATATTTGCTGTAGCTGGATTTACATACACTTGGGACGATATAGTGTCAGCTCACTTTGACAAGTTATTGATTCCTTACAATGGTGATGTTAACAACCAAGATTTCAATGACTTCTTAGTAGAGGCTACCAACACATGGACTACTAGCTATGTGCAACCTACTGGTCAGAACAATACATTTCAAGAAGCTATTGACTCAGGGTGGACTGAGATAATTGACAATCAAAATATCTATGACCCTACAGTAGGTGAGTATGACACACCATTGAGTACTAACTCTACAGCTGGTGAGCACTACATTTATAATTTAAACATTAGTGGCTCAATAACATTGGATAATACAAGTGGTGGAACTGCTGTCCTTTTAGAGACTGAAAATTTCACTCCATCATTAGCATTTAATAGATATCGAGTATTCGCAAGAGTAAGAGTAGCTGGCAGTGGCAATGCTATAGTGTATGGGTCTAGTGGCTTTATGACTGGTACTCCTAGCAATGTGCTACCAACTGGCATAACTTCTGTAGTGACATTCTCAGATACATTTCTTATGCCAGTCACTGGGAATGGTGGAGGTCTTAATAGTGGGATTGACGCTGGAGATATTCAAATTCTTGACATAGGTGTTGAGGTTAAAACTTATCCTACAACACAAGTTAGTCAATACCAACCACCATATCCAATTAACGGTCTGTGGAGAAATTCAACAGCACCATACGCTACTCCAGCATCCGTTAACGTTATCCTAGACTTGACATCAATTAACTTGTCAATCTTACCTAGTGCTAACATCCAAGTCACTGGAACGATACTTAACATCAATCAATATGTACCAGTTGAGATTAAGCAGTCTGACTTTGTTAAGTCTATCTTTCAGATGTACAACTTGTATGTTGAGCAAGATATCAACAACCAAAATAATCTTATACTAAGACATCGTGATGAGTATTATGACTCAGGAGCGGAAAAAGACTGGAGCAGAAAGCTAGCTAAGGATAAAGACCAACAACTCATCTTTTTACCTGACCTAAGCAAGAAGAAGCTCAAGCTGACTTATGCACCTGATGAGGATGACTTCAACACAATGTACACACAAGCGACTGATGAGATATACGGTCAGATAGAGTATACCTTTGACAATGAGTATGTTAAGGATGTTGCTACACAAGAGTTGATATTCTCACCTACTCCAGTGTTCTTGACTTCATTTGGAGCTTATGTACCAGCGATTATTGGTTCAGCTCCTAACACTAACATCCGCATCTTGTACGATGGTGGAGTACAGTCATGTCAACCATTTGACATCTTAGATTTTGGTACTACTGGAGAATTTGGATTGACAAGTTATCCAATGCTAGGACATTTTGACAATGCGTTGACACCTAGCTTTGACATCAACTTTGGCACTAATGACTTCTACTTTTACGAGCCATTATCATTGACAGCTAACAACCTTTACAACCTATATTGGAGACGCACAGTTAACCAGATTAATGTTGGCAAAATGTTGATAGCTTACTTTGACTTGACAGAGGTAGATATTCAGGCATTGAAGCTCAATGATAAGATATACATAGACAATAGCTGGTGGAACATCAACAAGATACAAGATTATAATGGTAACCAAAGACAGCTCACTAAGGTAGAGCTAATCAGTATTGACACTGAGATAGACTTAGCACCATTTAAGATCCGTGGAGGTAAGCCGATCGGTGATACCATCATAGCTGTAGGAGTAGATAGCTTGT